GGCGGCGCTAACACCGTCCCCGTCTGGTACAACGGCACCAACTGGATTGTCGGATAGAACCATGACCCTGCAACAAGACGCCCGCAAGCTCAACTGGACCATGATCGGCGTGATCGTGGCGCTGGTCCTTAACACCGGCACCATGTTCTTCTGGACAGGGGGCCTGAACCAGCGCGTCGCCAACCTCGAGGTGCTGGTCGCCCCGCTCGCCAACGGCACGCTGGCCCGGCTGGACGAGCGGACGCTGGCCATGAAGGATCAGCTCGACCGCATAGAGCAGGGCGAGAAGCAATGATCGATCAGCAAGACCCCCTCCCCGAACCGTCCTTCCACTGGCGTCGCTGGGTCACCATCGGCTACGTCGCGTCGACCACGATCCTGCTGGGCGGTATCGTACTGAAGCTGACCGAGGGCGGGCCGCTGCGCGACGTGGCGCTCGCCCTGATCGGATCGCAGGCCTTCTTCGCGCTGCTCTATATGGGCGGCGCGTCGGCCTCCGACATCGCCCGCATCGTCGCAAGCTGGAAGAAGCCATGACCTACGCTCTCGGTTCGCAATCCAAGTTCCGCCTCCGCGGCGTCCACCCCAAGCTGATCGCCGTCCTCGAGCTGGCCATCCAGCGCAGCGAGCAGGACTTCATGGTCCTCGAGGGCGTGCGCACCCCTGCGCGTCAGGCCGAGCTTTACGCGCAGGGCCGCACAAGGCCGGGCAACAAGGTGACGTGGACCCTGAAGTCGAACCACTTCATCAACCCGGTGACCGGCCACGGCCACGCGGTCGACATCGTCCCCTACCCCGTGGACTGGGACGACCTGAACAAGTTCGACGACATGGCCGCCGCCGTCTTCGGTGCGGCCAAGACGTTGGGCACCACCATCCGGTGGGGCGCTGACTGGGACCGCGACGGCAAGCCGCGCGAGCGGGGCGAAAGCGACAGCCCCCACTTCGAGCTGGTGCTATGAAGAGCCTGATCCCCCTGCGCACTTGGCTGATCCTCGCCGCCATCGTCGTCGCCGTGCTGGCCCTGCTCTCGTGGCGAGGGGCCTGCACCGCGGCCGATCAGGCGGGCGACCAAGCCACCATCGCCGACGCGCGGACCGACACGGCGCGCGAGAGTTTCGACATCGTCATCAACAACGCGGCGGCCGACGCCGCCACGCAAACGGAAGTACAGGAGGCTCAAGATGCGGTACGCGAAGCTGATCCTGCTGATCGCGAGCGCGTCGCTCGCTACCAGCTGTGCAAGCTCCAAGCTGTCAGCGCCTGTTGAGGGTTGCTCGGTCTTCGGGGCGGCCATCCTCGGCACCCCCGTCGGCCACGCCACCATCGCCGACAGCGGCGTGCCCCTCGACGACTGGCGCAACTACGCCCTCGACGAGACGGGTCGCCTGACCCAGTCGGAGCGCGACAAGAAGGACGGCCTCGCCGTCATCAAAATGTGCGAGGCGCGCGACCAGCGTGCCTACCGTGCCATTAACGCCCCTTGGTTCGCCTTCTGGGCCCGCTGAAAGAACGAGACCATGACCACCAAAGTCCCGCCGACCATGCTGGTGGACGACTACACCACCACCGCCGAGGCGATGGCGATCGCCAACATCGTCGCGCCGATCGGCGCGATCATCGACTACGCGGGAACGGCCGAGCCTGCGGTGGTGTCGGGCGTGACGTGGTTCTTCCCCTACGGGCAGGCGGTCAGCCGCACGACCTACGCCACGCTCTTCGCGCGGGTCGGGGTGGCGTACGGCGTCGGTGACGGCTCGACCACCTTCAACCTGCCCGACTACCGGGGGCGGGTCGGCGCTGGCCAAGACGACATGGGCGGCACGTCGGCCGACCGGATCACGCTGGGCGGCGCGGGCTTCGACGGTGACGTGCTCGGCAACGTCGGCGGCAGCGAGCTGCTGCACGCCCACAGCCACGGCCTGACGGACCCGGGGCACGTCCACCTGATCTCGCCGCCGACGTCGTCCAGCGAGGGCGGTCAGGGCCTGACAGTTACAGGTACGGGCGGGGCCGAAGTCGTCACGCCCTACAACAGCGGCTCGGCGTCGACGGGCATCACGATGGCGAACGCGGGCACGGGCTCGAGCCAGAACGTGCAGCCGACGATCATCGTGAACAAGCTGATCCGGGTGCTCTAAAGCAAAAAGCCCCGGCCGCTGGGAAGGACAAGTAACCAGCGGCCGGGGCTTTGGTCGTGACTGCCCTTTCGCGAAGGGCCTTGTCACTCATCCCACAGCCACGTCTCCCGGGAGGCTGTGAGGTCAATCGTCAACCTACCACCGATCGGTGCTAGATCAAACCCAACGCCGACAGATAGAGATCGAGGATCGCCTCTTCCTCCTGCCGCTTGGCCTTGTCCTGCTTGCTGATGCGCAGCACCTTGCGCAGGGTCTTCACGTCGTAGCCCTCGCCCTTGGCCTCGGCGAAGACCTCCTTCATGTCGGCCATCACGGCGGCCTTGTCCTCGTCGAGACGCTCGAGGCGCTCGATGATGCCGCGCAGGCGGCCTTGTGCGTTCGCGCCCAGCACGTCGGGGCTGGCGTCGAAGTGTGCGTCGTCGGTCATGTGTTCCTCTTCATGGCGTCGAGCATGATCTGCTGGACGCTTCGTTTGGTGGTGAGCCGGACTAGTGCGAGTTCATCCACGGTGCCGGTGGCGAGGATGTAGTGGACGTAGACGGCGCGCTTCTTGCCCGCCTGCTGTTGGCGCATGGGGCCCACGCGCTCGATGATCTGGTCGTGCTCTTCGAGGTTCCAGTTCAGGCCGAAGAAGGCGACGATGTTGCAGTGCTCCTGCAGCCCGTCTATTCCGTGTCCGAGGCTGGCCGGGTGGGCAAACCAAACTCGACCCTCGCCTGCCTTAGCGCGGCGCAGGCCAGCCGACGTCGACAGGTCGATGCCTGCGGGGAAGGCTCGCTGCAATCGCTCGAGGTCGTGTCGGAAGTTATAGGCGACGAGGACTGGTGCTCCTCCGCTCTCCTCGACCACACTCTCCAAGGCGTCCAGTTTGGCTCCGTGCACTTCGTGCCAAGCCTTGTGCTCTTCGTTGTCATAGATCGCTCCGTTGGCTATCTGCAAACACTTGCCGATCCGGGCGGCGGCGTTGGCCGCCTCGATGCCGACCGCCTTGATCTCGGTCCACATCCTCTTTTCCATCTCGCGGTACTGGGCCCGGGCCCTGTCGGGCAGCTCGACCCTGATCTCGTTGACCAGCGGCTTCCCGACCGGCACCTCGGTGGTCAGGCAGATGTCGTGCAGGGCGCTCTCGATCTCCGCCTGCGCGAAGGGCAGGGGGTCCATGCCGAAGCCGTCGAAGGAGGTCTGGAACCACCTGTCCTTGAAGCTCTCGAAGGTGCGGCCCAGCCGCTGGCCAGCGTCGAGGAACCAGCCCTGACCCCATAGGTCTTGCAACCCGTTTGGGGCTGGGGTGCCCGTCAGGTTGATCCACCGGGCGGTGCGATGGGCGACGCGCCCCAAGGCCCGCGCCCGCTGCGATCCGCCGCCGCGGTAGAAGGTCTTGCCGGTGGTCGCATGCGTGCGGAAGCCGCCGCGGAAGCTCTTCAGCTTGGTGCTCTCGTCGGCGATGACGACGCCGAAGGGCCACTCGCCGTCGAGCTTCTCGACCAGCCACGGCAGGTTCTCGTAGTTGATCGTGGCCAGCGGTACGCCTCCGCGGCGTACGCGGTTGAGTACGCTGGTCCGATCGGCCGGTGTGCCGAGGATCGTCTCGACCTGCCAGCCCGCGCAGAAGTCCCACTTCCTGACCTCGTCTGGCCAAGTGTGCTCGGCCACCCGCTTGGGCGCGATGACCAGCGCCGGTCGCGTGACCTCGCCGCAGAGGTGCAGCAGGTCGAGGGCGGCCAGCGTGGCCGAGGTCTTGCCCGTGCCCATGCCAGCCCATTGGCCAGCCCGCGCCGTGTCGCAGACGTGGTCGATCATGGCGGGCTGCCAAGGGCGGGGGACGTAGAGCTTGCTCACCGGGCAGCTTGTTCCGAGAAGCGCATCGGGATGGGGCGGGGGGAGTACTGGTTGAGGTGCTCGCCCTTCTCACCGGCCCGGTTCAACGCCCCGACGACCGAGTTGCGGGTGCGGCCCAGCTTGCGGCCGATGGCCGCCGAGCTGTCG